CTGGAACTGCACCTGGCGCCCGAACTCCGGAACCAGCGCGGCCCAGAGCGCGGGCACATGCGTGTTCCCGAAGTGGTTGAACACCGGCGACGGTTCTCCCGCCGCGCGAATCCCGGTTGTGTTGGCGACAGAACCGGAACCCGCGCGTGCGCGGGGATTGTATGCGCGTCCCGCCGGTCGCGCAGACAAGTGGCGGAAAGCCTGACTGAACGGGCTCTGCTTCATGAGCGTCAGAGCACCTTGGCTTTGAAACTGGCGTTCGGGCGGTACGGGACCAGGAGCGGCGCCGACTGCATCATCAGGAAGCGCACGCTGGGGTCGGGCTCCGTCCAGGACTTCACGTAATACGGCACCGGCTGGAGGCCCGCCTCTTCGTCGCGGATGGCGCCGTATGCGCGGACGCCCTCCATCGCCGGGGAGAGCATCATCAGCGTGCCCACCGGGAGGATGGGTTTCTCGTTGCCGTCTGCCGGATCGACGTACCAGGACGAGTACACGTAGACGTTGAACCCGTCGATGGTTCCCATGTAGGCGCCGCCCTCCGACTGGGCCTGCGCGTCGAGCGTCACCGAGGGAGGCCCGCCCACCGTGCGGAACAGGTTGAGCCGGTCCTTCACATCGGCGTGGTTGCGGAAGACCTTCCAAACGTCCACCGTCATCACGATGTCGGAGAGGAAGACGCCGGTGCTTTGCAGGACGAGGTTGGCCCAGTCCATCATGTCGTCCAGCGGATGCGAGGTGCCCGCCGCGCTCCACAGAATCGGGGCGATGATCGTGTGCCCTGCGGCCCGCCCGAAGTCGAGGATGGCCTGCGGGTACTTGTCGCCCACGATGGTCGCTTTGCCGGTCGCCAGGACTTCGCCGGCCATCACCTCGAGGCGACGGTTGAGCATAGTGATCTGGTCCGACATGTCGTTGGCGATCATGGCGCGGAGCCGGTCGGCGGGCGCCATCGAGCCCGTCAACGCCTCGCCCGCCATGCGCTTCAACGGGCGGTTCATATCGAACACCCGCTTGTCCTTGATGTACGCGGGCTTGTAGGTCGAGGTGACGTACCCCGGTCCCGCGACGATCTGCCCTTCGACCAACGGCGAGACGAACGGCGCGATGCGCCGTTTGGTGTCCGTGGTGTCGAAGTGAATCTCTTCCGTCATTTCCGCCTGGACGGTGGTGAAGTACCGGTCCAGCAGGAACTGCGTTCCGCCCAGAAGCGAGCTGACCACTCGATTCAAGGTATTGGTCGAAAATAGGTCCACTTTGATGAACCCTTTCCGGCGGGTTTGAAAGCGTTGTGGGTCATGCCTGCCTGAGCGAACTGTCGCCGGGTCCGCTCAGACGGCGCCTCCGAAAGCGATTACTTCTTGGGAGGAGGAGGCGGCGCGTTGTGCGTCGTTTTCTTGGGCTCCTCCTTCTGGTCCTCAACAGCGGCCAGCGTCTGCCCGAGATCGACCAGATCCAAACTCTCCTCCCGCTCCTTATCCGTGAGATAGGGGAGCAGGCTATCGGAGGGCTTGGGCTTGTCTTCTTCCTCGCGAAGCGGCTGCTCTTTCTCTTCCCGCTTTTTCGCGGCCCGCGCGAGCTCCAGGCGCCGCAGGGCTTCCGACGATTCATCCGCACTGGGCACGGACTTGAGCGTGGCGCCCTGGAAGCCCAGCACGGACTCGATGTAGATGCCCACGTCGCGCAATGCCTCCGTGACATCGGCATGCGCGAGGGCTCCCGGCCACCGAATCGCATCGGCCTTCATCCGGCCCGTGAGGTAGACGAGCGCCTCGACGGTCGCACTGGTGGCGTCGATGTCATCGGCCAGCACGCAGTTGGCTTCCGCGGCGGTCGCGCCGACGGTGATCACCCCGGTGGCCGGGACCACTTTGCAGATCTGTCCGCGCTTCAGGACGCCGATGCCGGAAGCGACGGTGCCTTTACGGCTGATGACGCCATGCCCATCTGCCAGCAGGGCCAGATCGTTGGGCGAAGCGAGTGAGGTGAAACTGGCTCGCGCCAGCGGGTTGTACGTTCCTGCCATTGTGATGACTCCTTTTTTTTCTGACGCCTTACGAGGCGCGTCGTTGAGATTTCGGAACGAAGGCCAGGATTCGCGCCGCTTCCGCCGCTTCCGTCTCCTGATCCTCCGCCGCCCCCAGCCCTACGGTCGGGTTCGCAATGTGCGCCATCCGCTCCGCCAGCGCGTTGGCCGGCGGCGCGGGCGTGGTTACCGGCGAAGCCGCCAGAACCCTGCGGGCGGCTTCCGGCGTCAGGTCCGTTTCGAGCGCCAGAGCGAGGGCCATCGATTCACGCCCATGCGATTCCGGAGCGTTCAGGATGGCGGCGATGCGTTGCCGTTCCGGGTTGGCGGCGGTGAGCGTGCCGGTGGGAACCAACGCCGTCACGGGCGCGGGTGTAGGTTCGGGTGGAGCCGCCGGGGCCGGTTGTGCGACCGCCGGAAGCGTGGTGTCTGCCATGCGTGTGTCCTCCTGTGCTGCAATCGATATGGCGCGAGGCGTCGACTCAGCCGCTAGACGCGCCACCAACGGCTCAAACGATCCAATCTCATCCGCCATGCCCGCCGCGACGGCGCGACTGGCGACCAGTGTCTTGCCCTGTCCGAAGCTCGATTCCACCGTCTCGACGGAGACGCCCCGGAAGGCGGCGACTCGCCCGATGAAGATGTCCGCGAGAGAATCGACCATCTCCAGGATCTGCCCGCGCCCCTCGTCCGTCGCCGGGTCCGGTCGCTTGAACGGCGACTTGCTGGAGACGATCTCGTAGGTCTTGACGCCTTGCCGTTCCTGCGCTCCCCGGTTGTCTCTGAGCGATGCGACCACGCCGATGGAGCCCAGCAGGCTGCTCTCGCCCGCAATCACGCGCGGGGCGGCGGAGGCCAGCCAGTAGCCGCCCGATGCGGCGAGGCCGTCCACGTACGCCGTCACCGGCTTGATCTTCGCGCCTTCACGGATCTGGTCGGCGAACTCCTGGATGCCGTCCACCTCGCCGCCTGGTGAGTTGATGTTCAGCAGGATCTGGTGAACGTGCGGGTTGTCGAGGGCGCTCTGGAAGTCGGTCGCCAGCACCTGAACGCTGGTGGCGCCGCTCACCTCCGTGAGCACGTTGGCGTAGCGGAACAGCGGCCCCTCCACGCCCATGATGGCGACACCGTTGCGGATCTGCACCGTGTTGCCGTGGTTGTCGAGCGGGCGCCCCAGCTTGGCGGCGACGGCCTCGAGGTCCATCTCGCCATGCTGCTCGACAATCTGCACGATGGACTCCAGCGCACGCGACGTGATCGCCCACGGGCGGTCATGAAGCTGGCCCAGGATGCGGAACAGGCTGGTGGTCCTCATGCGGCTTCCTCCACGGTTTCCGGATCGACCGTCTCTTCCTCTTCCTCAGGAGCTTCCTCCTCCTCGTCATCGGCGGGCTCCTGCGCCGGGTCTGGCTCCTGCGGCATCTGTCCCGGCGGCGTCCCGGCCTTTGCCGGCGGCGTCAGGTTCAACTCCTTCATGCGCTCCAACTCCAGCGCCCGCTGCTCCAGCACCTCGTTCCAGTCAAGGCCCTGCTCCGCGCATTCCAACTCCAAGGTCGAGATCATCGAGTCCATCCTCATCTGCGAGGCTTGCGCCTCCTTCACGGGGTCGATCCAGCCTCTGCCGGGGCCAATCCACTTCGCCCGCAGGTAGAACGGCGCCATCTCGTAGAAGTCGGGCGCGTCCACCAGACCGGCGCTGACCGCTTCCTCCAGCCAGAGCTTGTACACCGGCGCGGCCCAGTAAGTACTCAGCCAGTGCCGGCGCGTATAGAAGAATCGCCACGCCTCAAGCAACGCCGCACGCGCGGACGAGTAGTTCGTCTTGCTGAAGTCCTTGAGGACCAGTTCGTACGGCATCCCCAGACAAACGCCGATCTGGCGCAGGAGGCTTTCGCAGAAGGGCAGGAAGGTGTTGGCCGGTCGGTTCGGCACGTACGGCGTCAACTTGTCGCCGGGGTACAGCGGGAAGAACGTCCCGCCCTCCGCCTGGATGCGATACTCGCCCTTCGTCTCCAGGTACGTCGCCGCATCGCCGCCCATCAGCTCGCTGATCGCCGCCGGGTCGAGCGGCGTCTCGATCACGCCGCAGACGAGGGCGTTCACGATGGAGCTTTGCAACTCCGTCCGCTGGTAGGCGTCGAGCATCCGGAACTGCTCGATCACCGGCGTGAGTATCGGCTTCCCGCGCGTCTGATCGACACGGTCCTGCGAGAAGACGTGGATCACCTGTTTCCGGCCCCACTCCGTTTCCGCCGGAATCCGCTCCCAGTCCATCTGCCGGAAGACGCCCGTGCCCGCCAGCCCGCCCGCGGCGATGGTCAGGAACCACGCCTCCAGGCCGGTCCAGGCGGCGCCCTTCTTGACGTGGTACGCGACGGGCCTGCCGAAGTCATCGAGTTCAACCCCGGCGCGGAGGTTCGGCGTCGAGGGCGTGAACTCCGGGTTGGAGAGCCGGTCGCTATCGACCAACTGGATGCACGTCCGGAACGTCGTACCCGGCCTGTCCACCCACAGCGGCAACGCCAGCGCCTCGCCGTTCTGAAGCGTGGAGCGGAAGACCAGTTGCGTCAGAGCGGCGAACGTCATGCGCCCGGTCACGTCGCACGCCGTGGTGTTGGCCCAGGAGTGCCAGAGGCTCTCGACGTTCCGGCTCCACGCCTCCCGCCACTTCAGATCCTTGCCCAGCGCAATGTGGTCCGGAGCCGCCGCCAAGCGCAGGCCCATCCCCACCACGTTGTCGTTCAGCGACTGGAACGCGCCGTTGGCGATGCCGTTGTTCCGGTCGAGGTCGCGGCTCCTCGCAATCAGCAGATCCTGCGCGGGCAGAAGCTCCGCATCCGCCGGCCACTTCTCCGGTTGCCAGTTTGCCAGTTGTTTCCGGGTACGGCTGGCCCCGGCATACGCGCTATCGCGGTAGGCGAGACTCGACGCGCCGAAGCGCACGCCTGGTTGAGGCGCGGACGGACGAATGCGTGACCGTGGAGTCATGGAAGTTTCCCCTGAAGGTCTTTGATCGCCTTCCAGATGGCGACGATTTCCTCGCGCAGATCCTTGATACCGTCCACCGACGGCGCGATGGTCAACACCGCCAATTGCGTGTTATTCGAAAACTCGCCCGCGCCCGTGGTGAAGAGCAACGACACCGGCACTTCGAACCAGTCCGGATACTCGATGACCGGCGCGGTGACGCTCCACGTCTGGGAGTTCTGCGACAGGTCCTTATCCTGAATGACGAATTGCGCCAGCGCGGGCGTCAACCGGAACAGGGAGAGCGCGTCGAAACCATCCGCCGTCAACACGTCGACGTAGAGCGCAGTGGACAACCGCTGTGTCTCGCTGTTCCAGCGAATCTTCCCGGCGCCGGGATCGTTGCGCCCTTGCGACGTGGCGTCTGCCCGGTACAGCAGCACCGAGGTCATCGGTCCCGGCGGGCCTTGCGGGCCGGCAGGGCCTTGCGGTCCCGGTATCCCCGACAGGACGCCGGTGAGCTTATCCGCCGCCATGAGGATCGCCGTGAATTCAGGGGTCGGCGTCATTTCACCGTCCTCTGCGGCTTGGCCGCGCTGGCGGCGACGGCCTCGCGCGTCACCTCCTGGAGGATCGTGACCTTCCCGGTCAGGATGGTGGTGATGAACCCCGTCGCCGTCTCCGTCAGTTGCAGATCCCACGCATACACGCCCGAGAGTTGAACGGTCTTCTCATGCCCCAGGAAGAGCTTGATGGTCGGCGATTCGACCTCCGTGACAAGCTCCGCATCGACCGTCGAGGCCGCGTCTGCAACCTTGCGCCGGATCTGCGCGGCCACGGAATAGCCCGTGATATCGGCAGGCGTGCCGTCCGCGTTGACCACGTTCACCATCGCCTGATAGTCGTCGCCTTGGTAGATGCTCAGATCCTGGCGCGAGATCATGGACCCACCTCGAAACTGATAGGGCGGCGCCGGATGGCGGTCGCCGACTCCGGGTACACCAGCAAGGTCAACCGGTCGATCATCTGCTGCAATTGGCCGATGTTCGTTTCGTTGTAGACCACCCGCCCAAGCTGGGGCGTCTCGAGGGCGACCACTGCCTGTCCGCTCACGTAGCGGAGCATCTGCGCCGTTGCGGCGGCGAGGAGGGCCTCCGTAGGCGAGGACGGGGCGGGCGCAGAGGTGAACGGCTCCCGCACCGTGAAGGCGCCTTCCTGCGCCGTGGTGACGTTGCCCGTCCCGGCCCAACGGTATTGGTGGACGCCGCTCTCCGTGACCTTCAGGTTGTAGTGGTAGAGGCCCACGCCGTCCTGGACGAAGTACGGGATATCCTCCAGCCCGCTGGGCCGGTCCAAGGTGAGCGTCACGGTGGTCGGGTCTGCGGGCTCCCCGGCGTGGTCGACAAACGCCGCCGTCAAATGCACCAGATCGCCGATGTCGTAGGTCTTCATAAGGAGTCCTGAATCATGACCGCCCCCTGAAGGGCGTCATCCACGATCACGGTCCCGCGCAACGGCACGATGCCTCGCTCCAACTGCGGGAACCCGATGCCCGCCGCGGTGTCCACGCCGAAGGGTTGGAGCCAACGGAACGTCGTCAGGTCTGGAAACCCGAGGGCCTGGACGGACGGCACGCCGAAAGCCTGGAGCGTCCAGGGGGCGCGGAGAATCGTGATCGCCGGGACTCCGAACGCCTGCGCCGACGCGATGCCGACCGTATGCAGAGTAGATCCCTGCGAGAGATGCGGTGGCCTCACCACCGCGACGGAGGCGATGCCGACCGTCTGCATGGTGCGGCGCCATGCAAGGTGAGGAGGCGGCGGCGCCACGGCTACGGACGCAACGCTCTGCGGCGCGAGAACTAGCGGCGCCCCGGTGAAGATCCAGCCGGCGGCGGTGCCGGGATTCGGCGTGTTCGCGCCCGCGTACCAGAGGGCGCCGCCCGTGGCGTCGAGGTCCGAGAGCACCAGCCAGTCGCAACTGACGGTCCCGCTGGCTTTCGAGAGGTTGGCGCGGGTGGTAGTGGTCGAGCGGAGCGTAATGAGATTGGCCGCATCGCCTGTGGCGTTGAACGCGCCCACGGTCTGAGTTGTCGCGGCGGTAAACAGAACCGTCTTCGATGGCCCGATGGTCATGGACGCGAAGGCGTTCGAGCCCGAGATGGTCACCGTGCCCGCGCCGCCCCCGGCTATGGTGAGCGCACCGTATGTCGTCAAGCCCGCGCCGACGAACGTCTTGGCGGAGGCAGAGGCGTCGGTAATACTGATTGGGCCGGAATCCGCCAGGACCAAGGACGCCGTCACGTTCCAGACGTTGCCAACGCCGGTCAAGGTGACGCTGCCGCCGCTGAACCGCAGTTGGCGGGCGGCTGTGCCGATGCCCGAGAAGAGCGGCACGGACAGACTGAAGCCGCCGAGGTCCAGTGTGCCAGTAGTCAGCGTCAGGGTTCGGCTGGCCCCAAGCGAAAAGTCATCGAGGAGGGTCAACGTGCCGCCCACCATTTGGATGGCGCATGGCTGGGTGAATTGTTTTCCAGCCGACAGAAACGTGCACGGTCCTCTGCCATCCATCGAGAGCCCGAATGAGCCAACTGTCATGTTCGGATGAAGCCAGACGGAGCCATAGATCGCCACAGTGACGGAGCCCACCATCGTCACGGAGCCGATGGTGATCGCCGACCAGTTGATTGCTCCCACGCGCGGCATGTCCATCGTCACCGTGCGGCCCACGAGGGTGAAC